GGGGTTAATTGTAGCACCTAGTTGAGCACCAATAGAACCAAGTTGTAATTCTGAAAGACCTGAAAGATCAAAAGCGTCAGCATTTAAAGTTGCAACACCAGTTGCCTGTTGAATACGGAATAAATCACCAACTCTAAAGTCACCGCCTTGGTCGGTAGAAACAAAGTAAACACGGCCGCCATTTGTTTCATCAATTTCATCTGATTGATCAGCAGGTTGTAAAGGATCGCCTGGATAGTTTGTATCTACTATACCACCTGTACCTACATCCAAGAAGTCGTGGCCTGTTAATCTTACGTTTGAAAACTTACGTGTAACAAGAGCGACTTCGTTATTATCAATTGCTCCACCTATTTGTGTTACGCTATCTGTTAAACGTATCGTTGCTGTGGGACCGCTAGTATCTTCTTCGCTAACGGCACTTATTTTAAAATATGTAGAGTTGCCTGCAAATTTAATGTTAGCACCCACTTTAATGACATTTTGTGCATTTAATGCTGTTGTGCCTGCTTTTACAGAAATTAAAGCACCAACTTGACCTTGTTGTGCTACTGTTGTTGAATCTGAAGGACCAAATGTTGAACTTAACGCTACTTGAAAAGTTGTTGAGTTAGATTTTGTAATTGTAATTGTTTCACCTTTTTGAAAGTTGCCTGATCTATCTTTAATATGTAAATTATCTAAAGAAACGTTATGTCTAAAAAATGTAGCAGTAGCACCTGATGTTACACCTAAAATTGTTGCGTTACCAAAACCATTTGCTGCAAATGAATTTGAAATATCTGTTTCTGTCGCCGCACCTACAAATGAAGTTGGATTATATCTTAACATTTCACCATTACCTTGAACGTTTACAGGAGTTTCAGCAGCCAATTCGCCGTCTGCAACAGCACCTTGTTCACCATAAACAGATGAACCGTTTAAACTTCTTATAAAACCACCTTCAGAACCAAAATAAGATTTGTTACAAAAATATGTAAAACAAGAAACCATTTCTGCACGGCCGTTTCCGTGACACCATATACCAATACCATCTGAATTAATTTGTGTAAAATGTGTACCTAAAATTGATTTATTACTTGAAGCACTTGTATGTAAAAGTCCATCAATTTTTACACCAACGGCGTTAGAGTTTACGGATGTCATATCTTGGCAATATGGTGATTGTGATAAAATACTTCCTTCAGGATCTAACGAGGCTAAGATCGCACCACCAAAAGCAGTATTTGCTGATAAGTGTACAGATGTACCTGTCATACCTCTCAATGTCATTAATCGTAAATTTGTAGAGTCGTTTAGTAACCACATATATGAAGCATTATTTGCTTCTAATGAAGCAACTGTAATTGTAAGAGTTCCTGAGCCGCCACTACCAATTTGACCTGCTGAAAGCGTGGCCGTATTTGATACAGCATAGTTGTAACCACCGTGATAAACACCAACAGCAGAAACAACACCACCAGCAATTGTTACGTTTACAACTAATCCTGCGCCTGAACCTGTAGCTGTTGTAGGATGTTTATATTTGTAAGTGCCGGCTGTAGCGCCTGCAATCGTTGATGAAGTTGTAATTGTTGCAATTGTAGATGAATTGCCTGTAGCAGGTCGAACTTCAACTGATCTTAATGCTTCACCTCTTACTGAAACACCTGCTGGCACAACTAAAGGTAAATTTTCTCTATAAGTTCCTGATTTTACCCATATCATATCACCAAAACTTACGTTATTTACTGTCAGAACTAAATTTGATGCACCGCCAAGATATGTAGCACCATTAATTGTAATCGTATCACCATTTGCAAAATTTTTACCGCCGTTTGTAATAATTACGGAAGTTAGTGTTGGTGCTGATGAGCCATCGAGTGTAATTCTTGCAGAAAAACCTGTGCCTGAACCTGATGTTGTAAAAGTAGAAACATCAAAAACACCGCCTGTGCCACCTACACCACCAGAAATTGCAGAAAAATCTAAAGCGTCGCCTTTACCTGCAACTGCAAGAGCGGCCTTAATTGTTTTGTAAGGTAAAAGTTTTGAACCATTGGCTGTTGAGTCATCTCCATTATTTGAAACATAAAGCACATTTTTTGTGGCGTCGCCCATACTCCAAAATGGTATTGTACCATTTGAAGTTAAAATAGAGCCTGCTGGTCCTAAATCCAATCTTTCAGGAGCACCTGAAGCATTGTTGATAATTATATCACCAGCTTCATTCAATACGTTGCCTTCATCACCAACTGCTAAAGATTCCCAAACTGATGCGTCTGTGCCTGGTGTTACGCCTGTTTGTCGATCTTTTTTATTTACGTAAGATGTGCCTTCGTATCTTACAACTTCACCAATTAAATATGTTGTGCCTGCGACATATGTGCCTTGAAATTTAAAACCTGTTGTAACTAAATTCCAATAAGAAGTGTTTGTAGCGCCTGTTGCTTGAACGGCCGGATATTCGCTTGAATGGTTTGCATTTGCTACGTATGAGTTACCTCCGTAATTTACAAAGTCTCCTGTTTTATATGATGTGCCGTGTGAATATGTTCCTGTTGGCTTGAAACCGGTTGTTACTACGTCCCAATATGCGTTATCTGTGGGTGTTTGTCCTGAAGCTGGTGTCGCATTAATATATACGTAAGTGTAACCACCATAAGTTACAACATCACCATCTTGGTAAGTTGTGCCTGAGCTATATGAGTCTTCCCATTGTAGGCCTTCTGTAAATACTTGCCAGTTTGAACCAATTGCAAAAGAACCACCTGATGTATATTGTAATATACAACGATATTGAAAAGCTCCAAACTTAACTAAATCGTTAAGTTTATAAAAAGTTGAAGCGGCCCAATCGCCTTTAAAAAATAGGCCTTCTGTATGTAATGAATATTTTGAAGCTGCTAAATCTGTGTAAAAGTTTGCTATCGCAGCCGCTGATGTGTGATTTGAGGTAACAACATATGTATTACCACCATATTTTACAATGTCATCTATGACATAAGCTGTCGAAGTGGCCCAGTCACCTCTCCATTTAAATTTAATTCTGCCTAATTGAAAATCTGCCATTTTTGAACTTTATTTTTACCTATTATTTATAATCATTTTTTTGTTTAAACACTCCAACTTGTACTATTTACTGTGGCTGTTGATTCAAAAGTATCAAAATCATCACTTGCCAAAGGCGTTCTACTTACAGGTTTATTTTCTCTCCTAATCAGTAATCCGTTATTATTTATAAAGTATGTTGAATTAAAATCATATGTAAATTGTTGATACTTGTCACTATCATTATTAAAATACCTTTTAGAATTTTGTGTTACCGATACAATTACACCATTTGCAGGCGGTATTGCTAATGTGAGTGTGACACCTGAAAGCGTAAAATCTGTAAATGCCGTTTTTTCTATGCCATCTACAAAAACACTAATCATATTCGTTGTTAAACCTGCTGTTGTTAATGTAAAAGTTACTTGCGAACCATTACCTGTAAAATTTTGATTGTTAAAATACTCTTTTCTTTCTGAAACATAGTTTGTTTCATCTTTAGGAACCAAATCTGATTTACCAGGTTCATCATATTTTGATACTTCAATTTCAGAAGTGCTGATCTGTCTATCAATAGTTGTTAAATATAACATACCTTCAGTTGTTCTTCTTAAACCATTAAAGTTTTTTAATTTAGGTACATTTGTTTTAATAGGTACAGTATATGACATTAAGTAATCTCCAATATACTAGCAAAAGCTTCAATGTTAGGTGAAGTAGAATCTACATTTAATTCAGCTACTAAACGAATAATATCATTTGCTTCTAAATTAATAGGTTTATCTAATACTAAAGTATTTTCTACATCAATTTCTAAAGATTTTCCTACGTGATAAAAAGTTGTGCCACCGTCTGTGGTTACTTTAACATCTACATTACCTACGTTTGAAGAACTTTTATTTGAAATATATAAAGCGTGTATAACGGCCACTGTGCCAGCAGGACAAGTATATAAATTTGCACTTGCATTATCAGTTGTAATTACGGACATACCTGCATTTTTAAATGTACTTGCCATATTTTATATCCTATGAACCAAAAACTATACCGTATGCTATAGCGTCTCCGTCCATCGCCACTGTGCCTGATTGATTTGGTAAAGTAATTGTTCGATCTGATGTTGGTTCTGCTACTGTTAAAGTTGTTTCAAAAGCATTTTCAATAAGACCTTCAAATACTAAATTCGAACCATTTAATGTAATGTTATTTGTAGTCACAGAACCAGAATTTGTAACGGCTTGAAGTGTTGTTGCACCTGCACCGCCCATTTCTTTGATTGTACCATCAGCCTGCTTGGTAAAAAATTTACCATCAGGTATATTCATAGCTATTTCACCTACTTCTAAATTACCTGCTGTAGGCACTGATGCTGGAACGCTTGATCTTTTAGGTTTAATTACTGTTGTCATTATTATTCCTTAAAATGTTTTTTGTTATATCTTTACGGCCAACACTATAACCAATAATATAAGAAACGGCCATTACTGTAAGTATTGCTAAAATATGCCAAACTAAAAAAGACATTAATATGTGCCGCCATCAATAGTGGTTACCGTAACATCACCACTTGTAACTGTAAAATTACCTGAATTAAAAGACGCTACACCTATATTTGCGTTTGACGCTAATTCTCCTATAATACTAATTATATTACCAGAAATTGATGTGTCTATGCCTTCGCCTGCAGTTATTTTTAAAGTTTGATTTAAATTTACTTGTGCAACAGTTGATGATTCATCTGCTACAAAAAAATGTGGTGCAGCTAATTTATTTGTTGCAATACTACCTGCTAACATTGAGTTTGTAATACCTAACGCTTTTACATTTAATTGATCTGCTACAATTTCTATTGAACTGTTATCTACCGCAACATCTATTTGATTACCAGTTTTTGTTAAAGCAGCACCTGCTGTAATTTGGCCTGCACCTGAAAATTGTGATACTGTAAGTGATGTTGAACCTAATGTAGGTGCGCCTTCGTGTGTAAACACATAACCATTATCAGCGTTTGCTGTACCTTGTTCTACAAATACAAATGCACCACCTGTAATTTCACTCGCTGTATCAGCGTCATCTGCTCTTGTTAAAACAGTTGATGATGTTCTTACGTAAATACCATTTTGACTTGCTGTTGATTGATCTTTTACTAAAATTCTATCGCCGTTTGTTAATGCAATACCATCAATTGTATTTACAGCAGAAGCAAATGTTAATGTTGCACCTACACCTGAAGTACCAAAA